AGGATGTCCCTTCCGATTTTGGATTTTGTCCAAGCTATAAAGTCATTGACTGCTTTCTCTACTGCGGATTGGATGAAGGAAAGCTTTGAAGCATCCTTCTTATTTACATAAAAGGTCAGATCAATGTCGTAGTAAACCACTTCGGGTGCAGAGACTAAGACCTGATCGGTCAAGGGACGCACACGCTCTGAAGACAGATAATCCCTGACAAAGGCAAGCATGCTTGCGTCTGGAATGTTGCCACCTTTCACGGTGAAGATGACTTTTACCTGACCCGGGGCTGGACTGTAGACTTCTACATCTTCTATGTCTTGGTGGGCTGATAGCGTGTGATAGATGTAGGCTTGTCTTGAACCGGCGTTGGTGAAGCGTTCAATGGATAGTCTTATTCTCTCACGAAAGCGTTCGTCATCTTCTTCGTCTGCGCCATACATACTCATGGTGATGTTTGAAACAGAGGCGATGTAAGGTAATGGGTCCATGAGGTCTTTTATCTGTCCGGGAGAAAAACCGTTCCCTATTGTTCCTGCTTCATTACACTCAGCTGGGACATCAACATATAAGCTTCCAGCTTGGATCTTTGCTTCCTGCAAAGTTGCAAAATAGAGGTCTCCTCCTGTGGATACCCTTGTCCCTGCGGGGATGACTACATCAAAGTTCAATGGTTCGGCTAAGGAAAAACGCAAGATAGTTTGTGCTTTCCGGGCGGGAAGTCTTTGAACTCCGTAGAACTCGGCAAGGGCGTCAAGATACTGTCCTTTTGCGTATGCAAGCAAATTCTGTTTTGCAGTCTCGTTTATGGCTATGGCTAAAAGGGTGTTGGCATAGGTTTGAAGGTTGATCAGTAGCCGTTCAGGGTCTGCTGGGTAGAGTGGTCGCTGTGTAATTTTTTCGTAAGCGTCAATCAGTAAGTTTTCCCAATAAGTTGCGTCTGTTTCTACAAACTTTATATCCATATGCTTTGCCCCACTAAGTTTTCTATACCTTTAATAGCTAAGAGAAGTTCTATCTTTGTCCTGTCAAGGCGTCTATCAAGTTTGATTTCTTTGACCTTTACCCTTGGTTCCCATCTTTCTATTTCATCTGCTATGTAGACTTTGATCTTGCCTACTGTTAGGGCTGTAAGTGGTTGGTCTATAAATCTGTAGAGTTCTGAGCCAAATTCGGGGCGGTGCACATCGGAACCTTTGGGCGTTGTTAAAATCACACGGATATTTTGCAAGACGCTTTTTACAGCGTCCCGTTCAATAACAGTCATAGTTAAAAGGATGGCAGATAGGAATGAAGATTTCAAGCAAAGATTGCACAAAAAAAAGGCGGGCTAAAAGAGGAGTTTAAAAGATCCTCCAGACCTCGCAAACATCCCTGAAATAGTCACGAGCTTTAAATGTCCACTCCGGGTCTGTTAGGACATCTGCGCCTGTGATCATGAACACAATCAGCCATCGCAGTTTTTTATCGTCTATCCTTGTTAAATACTCTTTAGCCTTAGCCCAGTCCCCTCGGTTAAAGTATAGTGTGAACAGATCATGCCAAATACTGTTGAGTATGGTCCGGGGATTTTTATATCGTTTAAGCCTTTGAAGATACTCTTCTTTAGTTTTAGGATAAAAATACTCGTGCTTGAACCATTGCAGTCTTTCTTCTTCCGTTAGCCCATGGTCGTAAATCGTCTCTATGTCCGCTGGGAGGGTTTTATTTTTTTCGTCCTCTTTTGGCATATTCCTTAACCTCCTTTTGGAATTCTTCATCGCTCACCCTCTCGCTAACCATATCCCATATTATATTACCACTTGCAATTTCTGGAAGGTTAGTCTTTGTGCTCAACCAATCTTTAAGCCTTCTCCACAGATTCTGGCAATCTTCAAATAAGATGTCTTCAAGTTCTTTCACCGCTTCTTTTTCGTTAATCTTGAATGTCCGGAGGACATACCTAAGCCTTTGGACATAACGGTTATAGCCTGGAGATTCTTTCATTAATTCCTTCTGGTAGTTAGGCTTCGCCGTAGGTCTTAGCATTTTAAGAAACTGACCATAGGTGTGCCGAGCAATAAAATCGGTCACTGTCTCTAACGTGAGTCGTTCATGTTCGTGCAACCGACCATAAAATCTAAAAATGTCTTTGGTTCGTAGATGGATCAGTTCATGCCAAAGGTCAAGGAGTATGCTCTCATCCTCTTTAGCCAGATGGGCTTTATTTTTGAGGCTTTGCAAGGCGGATAGCAGTTGCCCTTCATATGTTTTATCAACAAAAACAGTCGCATTTTTGCCGTCATAGCTTATACATGCCATCACATAATCAGTATTTTCCTTAACCCTCACGTTTCTAATTTTGTAGCGTAAAAGGTCTTGGTGTTTCTCCGAGAAATCTTGCAGGAATTTCTCTACATCCTGAATGCTACGGAACTCGTATTTATCAATGAAGGCTTCAGGCTTGCGTGGTTGGGCTTGTCTTGCTCCCAAAAGCTTGACAGTTGCGGACGGAGAATCTTTGGAAAACCCAGACAGCCAGCTTTCTATGTCTTCTTTTAAGCGTCCAGCAGTCTGGATAGCAAGGCTTTCGTCGTTTGAAACCACATAAACACCGTTTTTGACAAAGATGTAGTTCGTTTCGTATTTTTGGGTCTGAGGGTTGAGGACTCTCTGGATGAAGACGTGCTCGGGCTTTTTTATCACTTCATAGCTTAGTTGTTCGTATTCTTTGAGGGAGTTGACGCCTAAATCTTTTGCGTGTTTTTCAAACTCGGCTTTAAGCCTGCTGGCTTTAGCGTCAAAAGTGCCGTCGGGATTACGCCTCCAATCGCTTCCTAAGTGTGCCTTTATGCGGGCGGTCAGTTCTTCAGGTCGTAAAGCCTTTAGTTCGGTTGTCAGTTCCTGCAAAATTGCAGTTTCCCCAATAGATCTGGGTGGGACAGCCGGCTCTACGACGACCGGGTATGGTTCTTCAATTTCTTCAATATACGAGACTATTCTGCATCTGCAGTGCGGGTGGGCTGGTGGCATCTTTGAGGGCATCTGTGGGCTTGGCAAGGTTTTTAGCTTATCTAAAGGAAAGCTTGTCAGAAAAGGCTTCACTTCAGGTAAAGACGCAGGGTCGGATTCTATAAGCTCTAAGGTTCTGATTGCTTCTCCCGTGTCAAAAATTCTTCCGTCCATTGTCCTACAGTAAGGGCAAGTTAGCCTGTCTCCCACCGCATCCCAGCGGTATTTTGTGATCCTTGCCTTCGCTATAGCCCTCAGCCTTGCGGAGTTCCGGAGGTGATTAACTGATGTATCTATGATCTGCCTTGCTTTACCTTCCGTTCTTTGTTTGAGATAACTTCCAAATTCGTTTAGAAAGTGTTTGATGCCCTCTTGCCCTTTGCCGATAGGGTTTCCTTGTTCTAAGTAATACTTAGAAAGCCACTTGATCACATCTAAGCGGAGCTTTTGGTCTCCCTGAAAGAACTTGCCAAGATAGAAATCGGTTAGGGAAAGGGCGTAGTTGATAGATCGTTCATCGGCCATGTTGAAGTCTATCCGAAGCGGAGTATCTCCGACGGCCTCTTTTTGTGTTTTTTCGTATATCCTTCTGAACTCAGAGTAAAGCATTTCTTTGTGCTCTGGTGATAGACGCACTTTCTGGTCTAATTCTTGCGTAATGAACCGTGTAAAGTCGTTAAAGCTTATGAAGTAGGGTGCAAAGCGGAAGGCTTCTGTGAGAACGGACTCTACTTTCTTTATAAAGTCAGGAAGGATCTTCTTCAGTAGTTCATCTATGAACTCGTTCCCCTCTGCATCCCAGTCATACTCAGCCATACTTAGTCCTCAGGGCTGTAGCCCAGCTCTTTTTTGGCTGTTTCAACATCAATAATGCCAGCCTGCAAGAGTTGGATTATTCTTTGAGTTTCTTTCAGTCTTGCTTCTGCTTTCTTCTGCGGTTCAAAGTCCGGGAGCGGGTTGAAGATGATGTTCACATCATCTATGTCAAAACCTCTTAGCATGAGATGCAGGCGGTAAGTGAATTCCAAGAATCGTCTGACAAGTCTTTGAATGTTTTCAAGCTGTGCACTAAAAACATGTAAAGCAACAGTTGCCCAAGTTTCAGTGTAGCCATCTGAAAATCCAAGAACTGCGGGTTGGCTCTTTGCTCCCTCAATCAACCACTTCTCCGCAAGGTCTATGATCTCCCTTATTCCTCCCGCATTGGGTGATATTTCTTTAAACTCCGCCTCCGTCCCGTCAAAGTGAAGAAATATGCCTTTAGCCATATTCTCGCTCACTTGTTGTGCGATGTTCTCAAGCCATCTGAGTGCCCTCTCCTGGTATTCCGTTTCTGTTTCATTGGGTGCTTTGGCAAGTGGTGGGAACTTCACGTCCAAGAAGCCAATCAAACCTATCTTCTGTGCCAGCCCTTTTAACTCTGTGATCATGTTTTCTACAACTTCTACAATGGAAAGGGAAGCAAGGAACGGAGGGATTGCGTAGGGTGAGTCTTCAAGGGTTAGCAAAGGCAAGTATTTGTAAGTCGCCGTGTTAAGTTTTATAGGTTCTTCATTGCCGACCCATTGGTAGGGTTCGTATTCGTCTGCCTCTTCGTTATAGACAAAATACACAGTGGAGGCCGGGACAAACACAACCTTTTTCACTCCCTGCAATTTTTCATCAACCACAACTTCAGCCGATATAGCTCCAGAGATGTTTATTTGGGCGATTAGCTGATTGATGAGGTGGTCTGCGTTCAAAAGGAAAGCAAGTTCTTTGAGTTCCTCTCTTGCCTTCTCTGCATCTTTGCCCTCAACCTGAACAGTGTGCCCGGTGTTTGCTAAGTTGATTGTTAAGGAGTGGACCTGAGAAAGGATAGGGTTTGCGATAACAGCCTTGGCTATAACGTTTAGCCATTCCCGTGGATATTTTGGATTGATGAATTTATACCGCACATCTAAGGTCTTGGGAGTTAAAACCTTCTCGGACTGGATTGA